TTTTATAACCACTACTAGTTACTGACGCAGTTGTCGATCTCTGTGCCACGTTCATTGCACCATTAATTATAAGGTTCTTCGACCCACCGCCTGATGCGCCTCTAGAAAACTGAACTAATTCGTTCTGCTTACTCATGTTTGCTCCAGAACACTCAATATAACGTCAACCGATTTATCTGTGTCACTTTCTATCGTGACCGTATTTCCTTCTTGTAGAATAACTTTTCCATCAAGAACTGACAAGGCCGCGCCACTTGGCAAAGGTACATCTTTAACCAAATGAACGTATGCGGCCTTGACAGATATTTTTACTTGAGCGGTATGCACATTGGCTAAATTACATCCAATAACCACTGACGTTGTACCTTGCGGCACTTGATATACAGTTTCCTCAGACTGACCGACTGAAGCCGCTGTGTAGTTTTTAAACGTATTAGCCATATGTGCTTACCTCTTACCTAAATGTCGTCAAGCAAAGCGCAAACAACACACTCAACAGTTGAAGCTGATGAAATTGCGTGAATTTCTGCAACCGTTGCATTTGGTAAACGTGCCGCAAAAGCCTCGTTTGGCCCTATTGTAACAGCGTCACCCAAAGTTGCAGTTGCCGTTCCTGCGTCAAAACAAACATGGATAGAGCCACCGTTTCCGTCCACATTCTTAATGTAAAGAAACTTAACTTTATCTGTGGCGGCTACAGCCGCTGGCGCTGTAGAACTGTCTACTGCTGTGTAGTCCACAAAAGACCCTGCAATAAGGTCAGAACTTGTGTTGTTTACTGAAGATAGTTTGTAGTACCACTTATCGTTTGCATCTTCAGGTGTGACAGTCATTGTCGCTGAGAATGTTTTTGCAATCTCATCAGGAAGGACTGTTACTTCCATTGTAGCTTTCGCTGCGTCAGCCATGATTTTCTCCTTTTCTAATCAACCTAAGGCTATACTGAATGCCAATGCCTCGCCTGCCCTATCGACATCGAGGTTTGACCTAGTTGTTTCTGCATCTGTCACACTAAGTGCGCCAGTTACAGTTACATCGCCAACAGAATTAATACCGCCACCTGACGTTATCGCACCTGTTGAACTGATAGCCCCACCAGAGATGGAACCATTTGCTGCTATGCTATCAGAAGTCACGCTTCCAGTAGCAATAACATTACTTCCAGACGTAATATCGCCTGTTGTTGTCACTGTGGTAGCTGATATGTTGCCACCAATAAAACTTGTTGCCGTAACACTTCCTGTCGCTACAGCATTTGCATTAATTTGAACATCGCCATCAGATGTAAGGCCACCTTCAGTAGCTAATTCACCTTGCGTAATAATATTTCCAGTAGCACTTATAAAACCACTAGCTTGTATATTTCCAAATGCAGATGTTCCAGCCGCAGTAACACCTTCTGTCACGCTAATGCCTGCCGCCTCTAGATTACCTTGGGCAATTAAATCACCCTGAATAGCCAAGGTATCAGTAGCGTTTACTTTACCAAAGACATCAATGCCATCAGTAGTAGTCGCTAACTTCTTACTATTGTTAAAAAATAACTCAACAGCACCATTTTCATCCATTGTAATAAATGTTGGGCTTGTTGCGTCTACTGCACCTAACGTAATATTATCGCCACGAATGTATAACTCACCAGTATTGTTTTGAATGTAACCATCATTACCAGTAGTTGTATGATAAATCTGTAAGTCTGTGCTATTACCAAAGTTAACGATAGCATCATCATTTACTGTGCCGCCAGTTGCACCTATTTTATCATTATTTAAGTTATCAAAGTTAGCGTCAACTTCATCGTGTGTAAGCGGAGCGCCTTTAGTTGCACGTTTAACAATAGTAGTCATTAATACGCCCTCACCCTCATTCTTCTACCAGTACCACCAAATTTAGCTTGGTTACTTTCAGAATTTATACCATCAATTGATGCTTGATACAACGCAGCCCATGTCGTTGTGCGTTTATCTTCCTGTAAATAAGGCGCTGCATGAATTAATGAACCATATAAATAAGCGTCAGGAAAATTAGTTAATATTTCATTTGTGGTTGTGGATGCGCTCAAGGACGGTATCTTTGCATAATAGTTTAGCTCTATACCATAACTACCATCTGGCGTTGGGTATATCTCCATTTCTCCCTGCGTAATAGAATAAAAACTAGGCTTACCAGATGTGTCTAAGTTATTCTTGCGCCTTTGTTGCATCTCAAACTGCGAAACAAGCTCTATTGGCTTGTAATCGCCTGTCTCAATATGCGCCCTAATTGGTTCTAAAAAATCAGTAGGCAGGGCATTATACTGAGCGTTTATTGTTGCTGACGCCCTATTTTCCATACGCCAATGCCTAACCTTACGGTTCATATCAGTTTCAGCCATTTTAATAAAATCAGGTATAACTGACGTTAAGTCACTGCGATTTAAAAAATCAGCAACACTAGCTTTTAGTTCGTCATAAGTTGATAACGCCATCTAACAATTCCATCTTCTACGAGCAGCTTTGCCACGTTCACCTGTCCAGCCTCTAGACCTAGCGCAAAAAGACTTCTTACGAGCCTTCTCTTTTGCAGTTAAATTTTTCTTTTTTGTTACAGCCGTTTTTAGTTTCGACTTTGGGTTTTTTCTTCTATGTGCGGCAACACCTTTTGCGGTCATGCCAGCACCTTCTTTTGCCGAACGGTAATTACGACCTTTGCCTTTGGTCGTTTTAGGTATGGCTTTTTCTCGCTTTCTTGGCATTACTGTTGAGCGGATTTCATTTCCGCTAACTGCGATTTGTAGTTAAAGTACATATTTAGTAAGGCTTCTTTTGGCAATGTTGTGCCTAAGTTTTTTTGCATACTTTCTGAAAATGCTGCGAAATCAGCTTCTTCTCCAGATGACGGTAAAGCATTTCCACCGCCCATTTGCGCTCTTGGATCAGCAGGCATATCATATGTTGGACCCATAAAAGGATTAGAGACAGGCTGTCTAAAACTCATTTCCTGAGCATTCATAGGTGTAGTGTTAGGCTGTCTAAAACTCATTTCCTGAGCAGTCATCGGTGTAGGATTAGGCTGAGTAAAGCTAATCTCCTGCAAGTTTTGAGGTGTACTACTTGGCTGAGTAAAGCTCATTTCCTGAGCATTCATAGGTGTAGTGTTGGGCTGAGTAAAGCTAGCTTCCTGATTTGCCATTGCAGCATCAAATGGTCTAGCCCTAGGCCTCGCTACCGCCTGTACAATAGGAGAAGTATTTGGGCTAACAAACATACGATCACGCTGAGATCCGTATGGATTTATGCCAAGATCATTTAATATTCCGCTTAACGGTCCACCAGAAAATTCATCGCCCCTAGTATCTCTACCACCGCCATCTATAGCATCAAATAGAGCAGGAACATAACGCTTGTTTGTTTCATCAAAATAGCCAAATCTACCATCATTGTTGGCTTTTTTACGGTCTTCTGCTGAAGTTCTTTCGTATCTAGCTCCACCTTTTCCAGAACCAAGACCGCCAGACCTTGCTGTATCTGAAGCTCCACCGCCACCGCCTGAACGTCCACGCATAGACGCAAAATGACCAGCGTGAGGATTTTCCATACCTAAAGCCCTGTAATGAGCCTCAACTCGCTGCATATGTTCTTCATTAGCCATTACTTCTTACCCTTCTTTTTAGATTTTTTCTTCTTAGGACGCTTCTTAGCTGTCTTTGCTGCATCTTTAAAGTCTTTATCAGAAGGTGCGCCTTTTGCGTTTTTCTTACGCATTTTCTCACCAGAACCAGCCTTAATTCTGGCTCTCTTTTTAGCAATGTTTCTATATAAAGACATTATTTTTTCTTAGCTTTTTTAGCTTTTTTCTTTTTCTTAGTCGTTTTTTTAGGAGGTCTACCCATTGTAGAACCATAAGTACCCTTACCACTCGGCATAATCATCTCCTTTATTTTTTTAAACACATACCACATTATGCAATGCCACGCAAATTACGTTTTATGTCGCCTCGCCAGCTAGTAAATGCTCCAGATAATGCAGTTGCAGCATCACTAGCCATCGTTAAACAAAGCGCATCAGCCAAGTCAGGTGACGCTAATCCACGCTTACGCATCTCATCCTTACTTTCAGCTTTCATCTTACCACTAGACGTAAAGCTATATCTAATACCTGTCAATTCCGCTAATAACTGATCGTCTTTCGGCAACTTACAAGCACGATCCTCAAACCAACCCTTAGTCTTAAACCATAGCTCACTACGCAAATTTAAATATGTAGCACCCATACTAGGCGCTTCTGCAACATTAACACCACGAACAGGCAACTCTAGTTCTCTTAACCTATCAACAACACCAGAACCAAGCCCAATACTATCCACAAGTATCTCTCTAGGCCGTCTGGATGGCTGTAAACCTTCATATTCTGCAACAACACGGCCAACAGTCTGCATCAAATCTAAACCAGACCAAGACCTCAATTCAGTCACAATAGAACCCTGACGCTTGCACAACGCAGTTTTGTCATTGCCAAACCTACTAACGTCCAAACCCCACACACTAGGCAAGTCCTCATCACCCTCAACATCACGATGTATTGCGTTTTCAACTAAGTGATAAGGTATGATTGTATCATCGTCAGCCTGTGGAAATTCACCTAACACTCTGATTCTAAAGGCATTACTGTCTTCACCATAGCGCAACTTCATTTCTTCAATAAATTCATCACTTACCAAAGGGCTTTCAATGCATGACCAACGCCTAGTCCACCAGCTATCAGCAAGCCTATTCTGGCTCTCAAAAAATGTACCACTAGATCTAGTAGGGTTACTTAACATAATCGTAGTCGCATTATGACCAGACATAGAACCAGCAGCAGCTTCAAATACTTGCTCAGGCACACCAGATGCCTCGTCTACAACTAACATAACGTGTTCTGAGTGTACCCCAGCAAGCGCTTCTGGCGTTTCTGCTCTTGAGGTTCTAGCCGAAATAAACATCTCACTAGGCGCAGAAGTATGCTCAACACGATCAGACTTTACATTCAACACATCGTGAAACGCAGGCGGCAACTCATTAATCCAACGCTTCATTTCAGCAAACAAAGCATCAAACAACTGGCTAGAAGTAGGGGCAGTCACCACAACCTTATTCGGATAATGCATTAAGAAATACCAAAGCATAGCCCATGACGCAGCCGCGCTCTTACCAGTTCCATGTCCAGAGCGAATTGAAATTTTTCTTTCTCCATCAGCAATAGCCTGCAAAAACTCAGCCTGATAATCTAACGGCTCTAACCCAAGCACCTCTCTCACAAACAATGTTGGATTTTTAGCATAGCGCTGGGTAAACTCAATCATCGTATTCTGAGATAAGTCATTCATGGTCAATAACCTTCATCTTACGCAGCGCATCTAAATGCAAATCACCAATGTTAATCTGGATGTTTTGCTGACTGCCTGTACCATACCTATTTTTGTTTAAAGATGAAGCTATAAAATTATGCTGCTGCGCTAAACCTTTAGCAATACCAATATCAACCTGATTAACATTACCCTCAGCAACGTCACGATCACCGTTTAAGGCCTCTTTAACCTCAGTGTCTCGCCTATCTTTAATATCGTTAAGAGCTTCGAACGCAGCATCAGCATGAGCATCAGCCACTAAATGCTCTATCTCTCGTATAGCGTTGCCATACTTTTCGTCCTTCATCAAGTTACGCCTAAAGTAACCGCGATCTAAATCTAGCTCTTTAGCAATCATAGGAATTGTTTTGCCAGATAACAATTCTCTCTGCAAAGCCTCAACGCCACCTCTTTTATCAAGTTCAGATAAAGCTTTTTTTAATTTTGGTTTACCAGCCATACTCTTTCCGCAAAAGTTATGTTCAACATACTACAATTATTAATTATTAATGCCTATAGGCATTTTAATAAATAAATAATCTTAAGTATAGGTATGTCTTATTAGTTTTAAGCCCTTTAAAATATAGAAAATATTAAAATATTAGCAAAATATCTGCAAAATAATTAGGATTTTGATTTTCCTAGCAATTCCTAAATTCCTAGTAGGGGTAAAAGGGGGGGGTGTTGCGAGAGAAAATAATAAAAATCAGGGAGGTAAAATTTTATTAAACAACACCCAAAAAATTTATAGCACAGATTTTACTGTATGGGAATGTAGTTATAGCATAGGTAGCTGCAAATACTTTAAGGGGGGGCTA